CGCCCACCCATACGCACGGATTTTGATTTCATAAGGCTTTTTGCCAAGCAGAGTCTTCTTCAGTTGCTCGAAAGGGTTATACGGGTTAAGTTGGCTGTGAAACCACATTACTGCGGCGGAACGGGAATAGGACTTGGCTTTGTACGGCATAGTCCCCTTTGGGCATCCCATCACATTAATGGTGTCGGGCAGGAGTGGGCTGTTCTTATGCTCCAGTATCTTAGCCCCGCTCACATACTCCTTCACCACGCTACTGTAACCCGTGATTGGAGTGAAGGTCACGATTAGTTTTCCGCTTCTCGTAACGATACGATAGCGTAGTGTTTCAATCCAATCCAAAGGGACAAGTTCATCGCACCAGATGAGGTCAACCTCGCCGCCCTCGATGACATCACGCTTCTGGGCGTAATTCATAAAGAAGCATTGGCTTCTGTTCGGCAGGATGAAGGTGTTGTCGCTGAACCCGTTCTTCTGCGTGTACTGCACATTCTGAATCTTGTTCTTCTTGAGTTCCTTGTACTCAGAAGGCAGGTACTTGTATATCACATTCTGTTGCATCTGGATGCTAGACTGGTTCGTGGTGTGCAAGCACCACACCCTTGCATCTTTCACATTGATTAGCGTCTGAACGACCCGCTTCGCCGCCCATTCAGTTTTGGACGCTCGGTTGCCGCCTAGGATGAGAATCTCGTTGTTCTCCTTTAGCAACTGGTCTGCTTCCTTCCAATGCGGCAAGTCAAAGCCGTGGCGGTAAGGGTCTAACTTCTCCGCCAGAATCTTGTCCTCCCTAAGCGAGAGGATTTCTGCGACCTTCTCAGCCCCGTACTTGTCCGCAAGTTTCTTGAGTTCCTCCGCAGACGGAGAAATTAGAATCGGGTGCGGTGTCGGGGTGAACGCCATTTACCAAGCCTTGCAACTCCAGTATCTGGGCGTGGTCTTGTCCTTAGCCGTACTGCACTTGTGCCTAGCACGGAAGGACTTCCTTCTCTTTGGATTGCTCTTCTTGATGGTCATCTTGGGGTCACCGAATCTCACAATCTTCACCTTGTTGCCGCTCTTCACATACACGGCGGATTTCTTGTTCGCATTCGGAGTTCTGAACGGCTTGTTCAGCGTGACCTTCCTGCCCTTGTAGGTAGCCATATTATTTCCTGCCCTTTCCGCAGTTGCATCCGCAACCCTTGTGCTTGCCTTTGTGCTTGCCGCCCTTGTAATGGGCTTGCTCCTTCATCTTGTACTTGGTCTTCATAGGGAAAAGTCTTAAAAAATTTTTTTGGGAAGGGGGTCAGTACTTGCCCACGAATCTGGGATGTCGGACAACGACCCAGCGTCCTCCATCCCATCGGACATCGACTGACATCCCGATGCCGAACTTTGAGGAGTCACGGCAGAGGACTGTGCTGGTCTTTCCATCGATGAGTACTGTGAGGAGTCTGGGGTTCTTGTGCTTGGCGGAGATAGTGCCACGCTTCTCTTCGGGCGGTTTCGGGGTCTCCTCCTTCTTAACGCCGATGGAGTCGAAGAGGTTCTGAACGCCCTGTTCAGTCCACTCGACCTCCCAGAGTTTCTGTGGTTTGCGGGACTTGATGCGATTCCAGTTCTCGCCTTCGGGGAACTTCTCTCTGAGTTCCTTGATTTGCTCTCTGGAGATTCCGAGGGAGACGCACAGTTCTTTTTCCTTCATATGCTGATTTCTGACGAACTATTTGACCGATGTCAAGCGTTATCCAAAATGGTGCGGGAGGCGGGACTTGAACCCGCAAGCCGTGTGGCAACAGATTTTAAGTCTGTCGTGTGTGCCGATTCCACCACTCCCGCTAGTTTACAAACCATATCAATATGCTTTATCTTTGTAAACTCTGGGACTGCTGGGACTTGAACCCAGAACCAACCGCTTAAAAGGCGGCTACTCTGACCATTGAGTTACAATCCCGAATTTAATAACGACTCTGCCTATTAAAGCCGAATGCGTTCCGCTTTAACAGCCCGAAAGAACCCCGATAGGGAGTCGAACCCCAACTAAGAGAACCAAAATCTCCTGTGCTACCATTACACCATCGGGGCAGAGTCCGACCCGCTTGGAATCGAACCAAGATAACCCGCTTAGAAGGCGGGTGTTCTATCCGTTGAACTACGGGTCGAAAAACGACCACCCCAGAGAAACCATCGTTGAGAGGGCGGGGTGGTAACTAAAGAGAAGCCCCGTGTAGGGATTGAACCTACGACCTACTGTTTACAAAACAGTCGCACTACCGCTGTGCTAACGGGGCAGATTCAAAGAACGCTTCACTCATCGACACTTATTCCCTCATTGTCAACTCTAATCCCATCCCCCTAGCAATAGGGGGACTGAGGGGGTATAGCCACGGGGGTTCTTAGGGGGACGAATCCCAACCCGTCAAGCACACACTTCAACCTTTCCCCAGCCACAGGGATATTTTACCACTTGACATCATCCCTCATTCCTCCCCCTTTTGCATTCCCCCTCTGACCGCTCGCCTTCGCTCGCTACATTAGGCTTTTTGGAATAAAAAATTTACCTGTCTGGATGGGTTATAAAAACAACCCTCCTAGCCTAAAAAAGACCCCCCCCGCCCTAGGGGGAGGGTCGATTCTTATATAAGTCTATAATAAAATTCTACAGAAGGCTTATATAAAACCAGAATACATTATATAATAAATCTAATATAATATTATTAGGATGAAGCCGATACAGGTGGTTACCCATTCCAATAAAACTATTATATAATTGAACCCTCTGTTGAGACTGATTTGAAACAGGCGAAAATCATTAGGTGAACGGCTGTTCACTAGCATTGATAGAGGGGTCTGGGAGGCTCTAGGAGGCGTTTTGATGGGCTGGGGTAGGGTAGGGTAGGGGCTGGGATATAAAACAGGATTACAGGGGCAGGGAAGGGGCTGGAATAACTAGGTTTAGATACGGGGGACTAGGCACAAGAAAGCCCCCAGAGTTTTGAGGCTCTGGAGGCTGGAGGGATGACACCCTCTTCTAGAATTCTAATTACTGAATCAGCGTTCCTCCTGCTTCGTGCGGGTCGTGGACTGTCCCGTCAGAGTTCATCACGACCTGCCAGAGGCTGTCCCTTTCGAGATACCAGCCCTTGCTCTCGCAGTAGTCCTCGACCTTCCAGCGAGCCTCAGCGAGCAACTGCTCCGTGTTGAACTGATACTCGCACGGAGGGTTCTCCCACAGGTCGAACAGGTTGGAGTAGTACGCCTGCAACCATTCGAACCGCTGACCCTTGAACTCCAGCGAGGCGAACTGCCTCACACGGAATTCCTGTTTGATGTTTTCTGATGTGTGCATCGTGGTTTGTATTTAGGATTTATATACAGGTTAGGATTTCCAATCGAGCCGCACCACGCTCTCCCTTTCGTATTCTGGGATTTGCTCCAGAGCGGCTTCAGCGTGGACGAACTCGTACTGATAGGAGTCCCGTCCCATTTCGGGGACGATGGGGAACTCCACATTTTCGTACTTGGAGTACAGGGTTTCGTTTTCCTGTTTCAGATACCGCCAGACCAGAGCCACGGCGGAGTACACGCACGGAGCGGTTGCGATGAAGGCTCGCCCACCCTTGGGCTTGAACCGAGTTTCGTAGTCTTCGAGGTACTGAGAGTAGATGATGAATGAGTGCATTGTGGTTGTATTTTAGATTTATAGAAGAGGAGACGGGGAGGGGCTTTCGCCCCATCCCCATCCCGTTGCCTCAGTTGAGTTCGCCCTTTCCCTTCGGGAGTTCCTTCACGAACAGGCTGGAGATACCCTGCCGCATCGCTCTGGAGAACTCCGTGGTCACGGCGTGAGTCACACGCTCGCTCAGTTCGAATCGCTTGGGAGCGACATCGTGGCTGAGGTGCTGAGTCACGGCGTTGTACAGGTTGAAGGCGTTCCTCGCCCTGTCCTCACGGAAGGTCGGCTTGTCCCAGATTTCACGAACCTTGTCGGACATCCGCTCCGCCATCGCCTTGCGGACAACCAGCCCGTTCAGCACCCTGTGTCCTTCCTCCTGCGTCAATTTCTGGCGATTCAGATTGCTGTAGAATTCTCCAGAGTTCGTGAACGCCTTCACCGCAGTATC